ATCTCGTTCGGTACGCTCCGAAGGAGTCTGCGGCTCGACTCCTGATTCGGACTCCCGAAGACAATGGTGAATCCGCGCCGTCCATTGGCCACGAGGATGTGGTCGGCTTCGTTGACGGGTCGCTTGGTGATGCCCCGTCCGATGCGGCTGGTCGGATCGTTCAGGAAGGCTACTCGAATGGTGCGACCACGTTTAATCGGTCGAATGGAAACTTCATCGCCGTTGGTGAGGCATACCGCCCCGCCAAGCAGAGCGGTGAGTCGGTAACTGAGTTTGATACTCCTGTGCGTGTTGAACTGTACGGGAGTGTGGAGGCGTAAATAGATGACAAGCACAAGCTTCTTTACTGAGAAAGTTCAGACCCTCCTCGAACCCGACGAGGATCTGATGCTGGAGCGGGAGGGACGTGACCGTCGTGCGCTGCGACGTGAACTGGCACCAACCACCGAGATGGCGGATGGTGAGCGGTATGTCGAGGAAGGCGACGGGATGTACGTGTCGCCCGACACCTCGATGCCCGCCACCGACACGTCTGTTGGTGAGGCACTTGGCAACGTCGCTATCGAGCGGTACACGGGCGATCAGGTCCGTGTCCCCCGTATGACGCACGGAATGACGCTCGACGTTGAGGATATGGCGATTGACGGGGCCGAAGACGAGGTGCAGCGTGCCCGTGACGCCGTGATGGAACTGTTCGACATTCAGGCCGATCTTCAGGTGATGAACGGCATCACCGACGTTGAGGGCAACCTCGTTCAGCCTGGTATGACGCAGTGGCTGGACAACAACATTCCGTCCGCCAACGTCATTGACGCTTCGCAGACGGCATATGACGATTACCGCCTTTCCAACGGCGGGATTCCTGCCAATATTATCATCTCGGAAGCGTACTCCAAGACGACTGGTGAGTACGCCGACGACGGATGGGACTTCGCGCTGTGGCAGCACGACACCAACGCGCTGTGGAATCAGGTCGATAACAACAGCGGTGCGGTCCAGAAGTCGCTGTGGCTCGACCTTGAGTCCGATGCCGATGGTGTTGGGTCCTCGGTCGTCAACGACGCGGTTACGATCCCCAAGCGGACTGGCCTTCGGACGGCTCCCGACCAGCCCGATTCGCTTCAGTTCGACTACACGTTCCCCAACGACACGATGTACCTCGTGCCCGACCACAACGGGGACTTCTTCCAGATGTACGAGCAGTCTGGTCCCGAACTGATCGATGAACCCATCCGCAAGAACGGTGGGAAGGTCGAGTACGAATACTACTGGCGTGCTGGACAGGCGTTCGGCTTCGGGTCGCATCGGAATGACGACGGTAGCGGTGATGGTGAGGCCATCGACGCTATCAAACATCAACTACTATTAGGGTAGAGTAATGGCACAACCGTTTCAACTCACCACCGACCAACAGTTGAAAGAAGCGGTGCGTGATGCAACCTCATACGCCGACACCGCCGATGAGCTACCTGACTCCCAACTCGACGGCAACCTCGATGACGCTAAGCGGGATATGTTCATCGAAACGGGGTCGGACAAGTGGTACAACGACGTGGCCTATGGACAGGCGTTGAAGGCGTGGACGCAAGTGATTGCGAAGGCCGCTGTTGAGAACATCAACATCGATAGTTACTCGATTGCTGATGAAGAGATTTCGCTGTCAAACGCGACTCCAGAACAGTCCCAACAGCTTATGTTGTGGACCAAACAGTCCTCGAAGGCACTCGATAAGTCGGATGTGGACTTCCCGAACTACAGTCAACTAACGCTGAAAAACACAAGCGGCTACGTGGGGAACAACTGAGATGGTCCGAAGTAGTGGCGTGCCTCGGTCGATGGGACTGCGACATATCAGAAAAATTATTCAATCCCGTCAGAGTCCGACAGAGGTGACACAGATCGAGTATACCACCAACGAGTGGGATGAGGAGGTTGAGCAGACAAATACGATCACAACAGATCTGTGGCTCTATCAGGGCACCTCACGGTTGGTCCAAGAGTTGTTGGGCGAGCGGACTGTCGGCACGCTCAACGCAATTGGCACCTACCCCGCTAACGTGGAGTTGGACGACAGACTCACCTACAACGGCGTCACCTACGAGGTTGTTGAACGCACCCCGATGCCCGAAGACGACCCACAGATCGTTGCGTTCGGCTGTACTGAACGACAGCAATGACGACTTCCAACATCGGGTCGGTGATTGACGGCGTTGAAGATACGCGGGACTGTCTTGAACGTGGCTCTCGTGATGTGGCTGAAGACGAGGGGGATCAGATCCATCGCCTTACACTCAAAAACTACCGTCGTGATCCTGAGTGGTTGGGCCGAACGGAAAAGGCCATTCGGAACCAGCTTCGTCGCAACACAAACGGCAAGTACAGTTCCCACATTTACATCAACGGCATGATGGCTCCACACGCAAAGATTGCTGAGATGGGTAGTGGAAAGCGTGCTAATAGAATGAAGCCAAGTAGCAGTCCCGGTCCACGACCGTTGGAAGCGGCACCAAAAAGTGACTATCGTGGTGATTTCAACTATGATGCACCGCCGATGAGTCGTGAACTTCAATTATCTATTTTGGCGTGGATCAAAACAAAGCCAATTTTGGCCGAAGATGAAGAATCGCTTGCTGGTGATATTGCAGCAACAATAGCAGATAAAGGAACGTATGCACACCCGTTCTTACGACCAGCGTGGGAAGATAGGACACACGTTCCAACAGATCGGCCAACAGAACGGTCTCCAGTTGTTGACAACGTGAAAGATATGGTGGAGGATTGTTTTGACTAACAATGGCTGAACAATACAAAATACGGTTTGACATCTACGACGAGTTTGAGACGGTGTTAAGTGGTGTTGTGGACTCACTCAACATCACTGATACGATGCCGTCAAAACCAGAGGAACTGCCCGCTGTCGTCCACTCCTATAGCGTTTCGGAGTTGGATATGAACCGCAATATGGCGGCCCCGACAAAGACACAGCGTGATACTTCGGGCAACGCAACTGGCCGACAGCACACACAGTTGCATAGGGGATCGTTTGAGATCACGGTGGCTGCCGAAACCAAGCAGAACGAGAGTATGGTTCATCGTAGTCTCAAAAACTACTTTCAGAAGTTCAACAAATTGGGGTGGGACGCCGAAGACATCAATCCAGATATATTTAACATCAACGTCACCGATTCCAATGAAGTAAACATTCCTGATCGGTTCCCAACGGTGTATGCACATCAGTTCACGTTAGAGGTTGACTTCAAGCGGTTTGAAACCGAAGACGTTGATCCGATTAAACAGACTAACGAAAACGTAACAATCACGGACTCAACATAAGTGGAGAATCGCAACTACTGTGTGTCAGTACGGGGTACTGACTAAGTACGCGATTCTTAACTGAAGAATCGCAACTACTACTACAATAGAACAGACAAAGATGAGCGAAATATTTGGGACCTTAGAATACCCGTCCGATCAGATCACGGTTGACGCGGGTGACACCTTCGTCGTCGGGGTCGCCTTTGAGCGGTCTGTCGGCATCGTCGGCGTTGGTGACACCACCAACGGTGATGCGGACGAAGGACAGGTATACGAGGTTGGCACATCGGAGCAGGGACGAACCCTGTTTGGCGCAGATAGTGAACTACAGGAGCAGATCGATCTTGCCTTCTTGAATGGGGCGAACACGGTGTACGCGGTCGCTGTTCCTGTCACGGAGACGACTGAAACGATCAGCACATCGTCGTCGGGGACGCTTTCGGAGGTTCCTGCACTCGACCCGAACCTCCATGACGCAACCATCAACATCACCGACACCACGGAGTCCGCGTCGGTCACGACGAACGTGGTGTATCAGTCACCACCGTCGTCGCCTACCGATCCGAATACGGCGAACGTCAATCCTGTGACTGGTGAAATCGAGTTTGATGAGTCCTCGGACTACGAACTGACCTACGAGTACGGTGACTACTCGACTGCCATTCCCGATATGGTGGATGAGTCTCCTCGGTCGCTTGCGGTCTGTACGGAGAACACGACCGTCGCCAATACGCTTCTCACCGAACTGGAGACCGTTGATGACAACTTCGATTTCATCACGGGCTATGTCGGTGCCTCGCCCGAGATTAGTGCGGGCAACTACTCCGATTCCTTCGACTCTCGGCGGCTTGTCGTGAGTCACGCCTCTCGTGGCTACTTCGATGAGGCGGCCACGAATATGGGGCGAACGGTCGGGGCGATTGCGGGCAAGCAGGCTGGACAGGAACTTGGCGACTCCACTACCTACGAGTCGGTTGGTGGGTTTGCCTCGCTTCACAAACCTGTTCAGAAGTCCGACTACAAGGATCTCATCGACAGTCAGGTGCTTCCGCTCGTCAACGATGGTGGGATCTTCATCGTGAAGGATATGACCACTTCGACGGAACCGAAGTTTGAGCGGATCTATGCGTCTGAGATTCTGGACGAGGCGACTGCGAACACGCACACCATCGCACAGAACTTCATCGGGGAACCGAACGTGGCTGAGGTGCGAGCAACGTTTGCTGACTCCATCACACTGTCGTATTCGGAACTGGTCGGTGACGGACTACTCAACGACTATAACGTGTCCGTCACACAGGGTGCTGATGACTTCACCGTTGACGTGTCTATCGGTGCGGACATCATCAGCGTGATTGACAACGCGGACATCAACATCACAATCGGTGATGTTGTGACCAACAACACGGAGACATAACATGGCTTGGGAACCAACCAACGCGAACGACGTTCGACTTACTGTCAGCAAGGTAGAGCGGGGCGATGACGGATCTGTCGAAGGAACGACAGAGATCGGTGCGTCTACCTCTATCGTGGTTGACAGTTTCAGTATCGATTCATCGGGGAGTCTTGACCCCCTTCACGGACTCAGTAACTC